GCAGATGAAAGACGCTTGCTCGAGGCCCCTTGAGGGGCTTTGCCAGTAGGATGCCCTTCTAGGGCTTACTCAAGCCACCGGCTTAGCCGGTGGTTTTGACTGTTCATGTGGCTCACCTCCTTTCACTCTGCACCTCTGGGCTTCTTCCGGCCAGCGCATCGGCCATGATCTCATCGAAGCCCGGCAGGCCAAAGGCGATGATCAGGAGCTGGTCGATGCGGCTGTCCAAGTTGGCCTGGGCTTGGGCGACCAGGCTTTCCGCCTGACGCAGGTTGTCGCACATCTTGCCGTAATCGGCCTTGGCCTGAAGGAACCGGGCCTTATAGTTGTCTCGGTGCTTGATGAAGTCGTTGCGCAGATTGATGACATCGGCCAGCTCTGCTTTTGCGCTGCCCACCGCCTGAATGGCGGCGTTCAGCCGGGTGTTGGTGGCTTCCAACTGCTCAATGTGCTGCTGTGCTCTCGTAAGCACCTGTTTTGCGGATGGCGGGCAGCACCTCGCTGGTCACCCAGCGCTTGAAAGCCTTGGCCTTGGGCATCTTGCTGGACAAAATCAGGCTGTACAGGCCGGACTCGTTGATGAGGGCGGTCTTGGATGAGGGGGACACATTCCCATTTTGGGAATCTGCCCCCTGCGGCAGCATCTCAAGCCGCTTGTCCTCCTCATCGACGTGGGCGATGATGGCCTTGCCGGGATTCTTGTACCCCAGTGCCACAGCAACGTCCTTGCCCACCAGCCAAGGTGTGCCGTCGATCTCGACGGTGTGCACCTGCCCGAACTCCGGGTTCTCAAAGATTTGTAAGTCGTTCATGTGGATTTGTACCTCCTTGTATTCACTTCACTTTCGCTGTAAAATAAAAAGACGGAAAGGAGGTGAATGGAAAAATGATTTTTGAAAATTTTTTAAGAATGCATGGTCTGAATATGCAAATTGAGCGAGATGGTGAAATTATTGCAACCGTTCCAGGTTTGCCAAACCGAGAAACGGCAACGAACCGTCAGTACGTTGGATTTCGCCCAAAAACCGATATTAAAATAGACGATGTTATTATCACTCCGGCCAATGAACGGCTTTATGTAACGGAAACGCAGGCATCGTTCTTCCAAAAGCAGCAGGAAGAAATAAAAGCGTTCTATATGACCGAAGTCGAGAAAAAGCGAAAAGAAACCGAACAGCGTCAGAGTAATATTTATAATATCGGTACAGCTTACGGTTCTGTAATTGGAACAGCCAATACAGCGACCATCAACTACCAGACGAATTTTCAGGAACTGCGGGAAAGGGCAGAAGCTGAAGATGCACCGGACAAAGAGCAAGTCCAGAAGTTAGTTGATCTTGTTGAGATGATCGTAAATGACCAGATTCCTCCGCAGAAGGGATTGTTGTCCAAGTTTTCCGAAACGATGGAACGTCACTCGTGGATTACAAGTGCTGTTGCATCTGCGCTTGTATCGTGGTTGACACAACTTCCGCACTGATCTCGATGGTCAAGTTTAACAATGCTTTTCCATTGCTGGACTGAACCAACGAATAATCCTTCACATTCTGGATAACCGTTCCGTCTATCTGGCAGCTAAAACGATTGTCCAAGTGCGACAGCTGAATCTCTTGCGCCCCGCGCTTCTCTTCCTTAGGAGCGTGGGGCTTTTTGTTGTTGTTCATGGTTTCACCTCCTTGTTGATTATGGTGATGTCTGTCATGTGGTTTCTCCTTTCATGCCACGGGGCGGCTGTCCAGCTTCTTCAGGCTGGCCACCAGATTGATGGACGCCGCAGCGGTCTCCATCTGCTCGAATGCGTCCTCGTCCATGTCCTTGCACATGGTGTGGATGCGGATCACACGCTCCACGTCCTGCTGCGTCAGACCATACATGGCGGGGTTCAGGGAATAGCTCTTTCGTGCCATAATAAGCACTCCTTTCTGTGGGTGGCTCCCACGACCATCCCGGCGGCGTCACCGGAATGGTTTCGGCCGCTGCCATGCGGCCATCATCGGGTGGGTTGTGGGGTACTCCCTTCTGCGGTATACTGGGGCAGAAAGGAGTGTTAAAAATGCTGGACGTAAAAACGCTGAAGGTTCTGGAGTTTCTGAATGAGCATCCTGATGAAGCCTTTTCCATCTATCAGATGGGAAAGCGTGGCATGACCGTCAACTTTGAAACGATGCAATGGCTGACGGACAAAAATATGGTTTTTCGTTATGAAGATGAGGATGCGTTCCGATATGAGTATGAAGAGCCGGAGTACACCTATCAGATCAATGCTGGTGGCCGTGTTGCTCTGGAAGAACAAAAGCATTTCACAAAAACGGAAAGGCGTGCCAACATTGCTCTTAGTTTGTCGGTTTTGAGCCTGCTTGTTGCCATTGCTACAGCCTTAAAAGGTTGATGACGTTGATGAGCAGCGCAATGATGGACAGAGCGAAAGCAATACCGTATTTCAGGTCAAGGCGTGCATAGTATCGCTCGGTTTCTTCCAGCATCTTCTGGTCGAGTTCCTGCATCTTCTTGTCGAGCTGTTCCTGTTCTTCCGGTGTGCGGGGATAGTGATTCATCCTCTTCGCCTCCCTTCGTTTAAGTGCGGCATGACGGTCGCTTGGCTACTGTGATTGGTAGCTCTGCTCACAATATAGCACGGTTTTGCTATCATGTCAAGCAAAAAAGCAAATGCTCAGCTAACTTTTTTCTTGACATCGTTGTTGACAGGTGTTACAATGCCAAGTAGAGAGGAGGTGAAAACCAATGAACGAACGCATCAAAAAAATCCTTGAAGAACTTGGCTTGAAAAAAGTTGAGTTCGCGGAACGTCTGCATATTTCCAGGCCGTATGCGTCTGAGCTTTGCTCTGGTGCAAAAGCCCCCAGCGACCGCACGATCAGCGACATCTGCCGGGAGTTCGGTGTCCGGGAAGCATGGCTGCGCGAAGGCGAGGGTGAAATGTTTGTACAGGACACCCAGTCCGAGCAGGTGGCGGCCTTTCTGGCTGACCTGACCAAGGATGACAGCGACACCTTTAAAAAGCGTTTTATCGAAATGCTGGCAGGCCTGAGCCCGGCGGACTGGGAGCTGCTGGAACGCATGGCCGAAAAATTGACGCAAAAAAAAGAGGAA